TTTTCTTGTTTATAGCAAACTCACCAAAACCAAAAGGTAGCTTTGCTCGTTCTCCTGTCTCAAGGATGTATTCTTTGAAAGCATCATTAAATGAATAGATGATGTTTCTCCATTGATCAAAAGTGAGCTTGATGGACGGATGTTTCTTACAGAAACTGTTGTAGTTTTCTTTGCTGGCGCTTCTCCAGTCTATCTTTACTCTCATATCATCTCAAGTTTGGAGCGTTAGGTGCTTGACCATCAACGCCATCACTTGTGATGTCTGTTTTCAATTTGAAATACGTGGAGAGAAGCTTCTGAGAAGTGAGTTCCAACACCTGCTTTTCCAGGTAGCCAGGAACAGGGGATTCTTTGTCTAACGGATTTAAACACAGTTGTTCTGTGGTGTAATCTGGAGTGCCGCATCCACATTCTGGATACATTATCTCATTTGGAACATCTTCCTCGAATAGAGCAACAAGTCTTATTGCTTTCAACAGAGGATTGTTCACATACAGATATCCATTAGAAATCCAATAGTATTCTTCCTTCTTGATTATTGGAAGCTTGAGCAAATTCACGTATCGGTTGATGGTTATTTCCTTAAGTTTCTTTCCTTGTCCACTCATGGCGTTAATTGAATAAACACCCTGAATAACATACTGATAATTACCCTCTGTAATCCTAGGAAGCTTGAATTTTGTTCTAGCCACTGTACAAGGATCAGCATAATCACAGCATTCAGAAATAGGAACTTCCACCATTTCCAAACACGGAACGGTAGTAAAAACTGTATCGGTTGCCCATAACTTCCTCAAGTTAGTCTCACGCTTTATCAAGAGGAAGGCATTGTTCTTAATTTCAGACATGATAGCCCTATCCGTGATCAAGTTGTCCGTGGAGAGCAACTTGTGCATAGAGCGCGCATCTGAAACTAACTTCCTAAAAGTTGACATTATAAATACTGTTTGAATATATTCGTTATTCCGTCTTGTAAATCTATCAAGAACCCAGTCACCTCACCTTTAGTGATGGTGTATCCATTCTTATCATCCCAGCCACTTTTGGCTGTAGAGAATGCAGGGAGCTGATAGAACTTAATACCATTGAAATCAAGACTCATTTCATGGTGTTTATCACCTGTAAATATGTAGAAATTCTCATGATCTGACCACTCACTCTTAAATTCCATAGGGAACAAACCAGCAAGCTTTGCAGGCTTCAGAGCATCTCCATGATTGAACATTAATGCTGAGGTGCCATAGCTTACGTACTTCCTATATCTTGGAGAGATATCAAAGAACACACGCTCCTCGTTTCTAAAGTAGGTTTGTAACCAACTGGCCAAATGCCATCCTACATATTCATCATGATTGCCAGCTACAAATATAACATCCACATTTTCTCCTTTCTGAAGGAGCAGGTTTATCACGCTCACTTCATGATCACATATTGCCTGAAAAGCATCATGATATGAAAGGATGTTTTGTTGGGGAGTGCCCTTTGTAGTTGTGTTAGTGAATTCACTATTGAACTCATCAGAACCAATGATGTATTTGATATCTGTGAGATTGTTAGACAGAGAAGATTGATTTAGGATTATTTCCACCCTCTGGATGAAATCACCAAAGCGTTGTTCGATATCATTCTCTCCTCCTACATCTAGCTTGTTTAAATGGGAATCCTGTTTATTGATGATTAGGCAAGCACTCTCTTTACCTTTCTCATATTTGGGAGCCATTATTTCTGGAGATACTGGTTTGTAGTTTTCTAGGAAGGATATGAAGCTATCTTGAAACACTTGCTCATCCTTCTTCTTACCCAACCAAGCTTTCACTTGCCAATGAGGCTGGTTACCATTACCCCAGTAGTTCTGTACGTATTTAGTTATCTCCCACTTTTCTGTGTCAATATTGCACTTCTCAATTAACTCGTCTAAGCTCTTAATTTCATCTTTGGAGTTGAATACCACCTCACCTGTTCCCTTCTGCACATCCTCCAAAAACCTTACCACATGGTCTTCTAGCTCTCCAATATAGTTCGCAATTTCAGCGTCATTCTGTATTTCTTCTGATCCTCGCAACTCCCTCATTAACTCATCCACCTCATTTTCTGTGATGTTTAGTTTGTCTGCATAGAACTTTTTGCTCTTTTTCCAGTGAAGCATTTGCTCCAGCTGTTGCAGAAGAGATTGATTTTCAGGCATTTGCATTATTTTAACCTTTCCAGTTATCCATTCTAACCAAGTTGGTTATAAATAAAAAAACTCCCCAGGGTAGAAACCCCAGGGAGAAGCCCTGAAAACCAACAAACAGAGCTTTTTTATTACTTTACCCTACAGTAGTTGTAGTGGTTGTTGTAGGACATGCTCCAAGATTAGCTGATGACACACCTGGTACAGGAGGCACAACTAATGTTCCTTCGCAAGCACATACATATATCGTACTAGGTCCTGCTACAGAAGTTTCTACAAGAACCCCTCCACATTGGTAGTAGGATATATTAACAGGTGACAACGTTGAATTAGTCACAGAATAGAACAAACAAGAAGGACAAGCAATTGTTGTGGTGGTTGTTGTTGTTGAACTTGTAGAAGTGGACGTTGTTGTAGTGGTTGGGCAACAATTAGCCAAAGCCACCTGAAGATTGTAGATTTGCTGTTTGAGGCTACAAATCTGAGTGTCAATCTTTTGGAAAGCTACAGTTGCTGAATCACAGTTTGCAATCAACGTACAAGAAAGATTGGGCCCACTGTACGAAACATTATTAGTTGGTATAGGGGGTGCAGCACAAGGATCACATCCACAAGAAATGGGTGTCACAAGTGGAGCTGTTGTACAACAGGGATTTTGTGGAAGGAATAACATTTTATATAAAGAGTTTAACTATTAAGGAATATACATAATGTAGTAGCATCCCAGACCAGGCTGGTAGTTAGTATGGGCTAATCCGCCTCCTGTAGAACCAACACTCACTGCCACAGAAACTCCTGTAACTGCTGTGTTTGTGCTAGTAGAAGAACTCTTTGTGCCATTCATATCCATGAGATCACCATACACACCAGGTTCATTCTGATCAGCTTCTCCGTGGGCATATGAAATTGTATGCAAGTGTCCAGGGTCAGTTACAATAGCTGTAGCTGAGTGAGAGTGAGCAGGGATTTCTGTAGCTGAAAGGGTCACAGTGTTAGAACCAGCAGTTCCCAATAAGGCATAAGCAGGATTACCAGCTATGGCAGGGTCCACTGCAGGATTGAAAGCTCCTCCACCCATACCTGTTGTAGCACCAACTGGCACACGTCCTCTTTTATCAGGAGTGCCATTTAAGCCATTACAGAGATAGATTTTCTCCCAATCAGTTCCAACAATACCTGCACCTGTACCATCAAACTTACCTGTCAGCGTACCATAGTATTCTACAACAGCATAAGGAACCATGCGGTTGTAATACTTAGTGCTAGTTCCAACACTAGCAAGGTAGGCTGCAATCAGAGAGTTGAGGTCAGCGAGCTTTACATAGTTTGTGTCTACATCAAGAGCAAGAGCATCAAGCTCCACCTCTAAGCCACAAAGCTTTGTAATTACAGCTTGCAGAATATCATGTGTTCCAGAGGAACCAGTTACGCCTGTAAGACATCCCACAGTGTAAGATGCTTCTAAAGCAGCAAAGTCATCCTCTAGAGCAGTAACACGTGTGTCTAGTTCACATACAGCTTTGATGATTGCGCTGATTACATTTGGAAGACTGAGGTCTTCACATGATACAAGATTCTTACTTACAATCTCGCAAATAATCTGAGGATTGATGGGTAGGATTATTCCGCTTCCATCGAGCGTAGATGTAAGAAACGTAATCAATGCTTGCTCAACATACGAAAGAGAGTCTCCTGTCTTGATTCCCAAAATAGGAACATCCACGCCCGTATATCTTACACATTGATCAGATGTGGTTTCTGTACATCCGTTATAGCAATTTGAACAAATGTTGGACATTTATTTATATTTTAAAAGTTTTACTCTACTCGCGATCATGTTCACCGTGAATGGAGCAGCATAATCGGGGTTACAATACTTGTAGACAAGTATTCTTCTGTAGTTTATGAGGTCCAGCATCACCCCTCCAGGTACAGGCTGGTTCAACATAAACACAACATTATTGTACAAATTGTTTCCAAGAGAAGCTAGTTTGCAATCTATATCGCCAATCAATGCTGGGATACTAGCGCACTCTGGACAATTTGTGAGCCTGGGTGATAACATTTCCTATAAGTTTTCTTCCTTGTTTTACAGCACTATTACATGCAGCACAAAGACCGTTAATCAATTGACATCCGCATCCAACCTTAGCTCCACATTTTTTACACATAGCCATATTAGTAGAAATTTATAACGTAGTTGGTTCCAGAGCACCCACAATTGTTCTTTATAAAATTATTCAGCATCATGTCTGCCTGATTATAAAGCTTTGTTGCTTCAAGATCAGCACAGTTGTTTGCAGCAGCAATAGCTCCCTGCATAAAGAAATAGATAGAGTTGAGATCCACTTTTGCTTGGGTCTTAATAGCTCTATCACATTCCATCATATCGAGCTTCATAAACGCACCATCAAACTTCTCTTGCAGCTGTTCAACACGCATAATTGACTTTTCTACAAAGTTTATATATGCAGGAGCTACAGAGTATTTTAAACGGTAAACCCCATCTGGTAGAGGTTGATCTATACCTGGCGGGGTTATTCCTAAATTTGACGTGGTGAATATGTTAAAGTCGTTAACGCTGAATGGTTTAATAAATGTTCCAAATCCAGGAACCGTAATTTCAATTGTAGCACCAGAAACAACAGGAGGATTAGTTGGGTAAACGGAAGCATCAGCAACCCCAAGAGTCGTTACATTATACGTTGGGATCACCAATATGTCTAGTTTTAAATCTGCCATGTTGCTTTAAATAAATAAGCCAGAGGATTGAGTAGTATCCTCTCACCTCTGGCTTAGGTTATATAATCTATGTTACTTGCCTACTATTACGGAATCAAGGTTGATGTTGTAGTAGTAGAAGGCCATACAGTGGTTGTTGTAGAAGTGGTCGTTACACACGCACTGTTCTGAGCAACAACTGCACCAAGACCTGCCACAAGAACTGCCTCAATAGCGGTTTCCATAGCGCTATCTTTCTGAACAGCAAGGATTACAGTGCTGTCTTCATAGATATAATCGCCCCACTGATAAGCAGACTTGTCGAACTCATTAAACTTGATGTAGTAGGTGGTATAAGTTGTACCATCACTCACCCAGCTTTCAAAGTTCTCATTGTAACCATTCATCCTGTAGAGATGCTTCAAATAACCAGCTTGGTAGCTGTAGAAGTTTTTCTCCAATTGTGCAATCTCTGCAGAAGTACCAGAAGCGTAAGAAGAACGCTGTACAACAACAGGATCAGCAACGGTGTTACAAGGATCAGCTACAATGAAGTCAGCTGTAGTTGCAGGTCCGCTGAACACGAATGTACGGAACCACATTCTGTCATACTCGAAAGGAAATGCTGCTACATCACAAGGCTGACCATATTTGGTAAGAGGCTTACCAGTGATACGCAAGAAAGCGTTTTGGTCGTTACCAATTCTCTGGAACTGATAGAAGTCAGAGAAAGTGATGTTGTCAGGGTTGTTACCAGGAGCTTGAAGATTGAAGTGATAGATAACATCATCAATCAAAGCAGGTACATCAACGTCAGAACAAGGATCACCACCGCAATCGCAACAAGGTGCATTTACAGTTACTGAACGAGTGAAACCGTTGAAGTACAAGGTGTCAAGGTAGCTAGAGTGAGCACGAAGTGTAACAGTGATGATATCACCACACTGTGCGTTCCAGTTAACAACATCTGTAATTTGAGTGAGAGGAGTAGGACAACCGTCCACTTTGTACCACTCAGTTACGTTGCTGCTACAGCCAGATCCTGAAGGACAGCCTTTAATCTTATCAGAACGCTTAGAGCCTTGCAGATAAGTGTTTGTACGGCCCTGCGCAATATAAAAGTAAGGAGCAGCGGCAATATTGCCAGCTGTAGCCACGGTATAATCATTCTTGAAAATACCCACTTGGCCTGCTGTTAAGTTTTGCGTAGATCCAGAGCTAGGGAGCGCAGATTGCCCTACTGGTACTACGAACAGCGTAGTTAATGAAAAATCAGCCATTTTGCTTTATTTTAGGTGATTAAAAAATTTATTCGTTTGTCTGTATCCTGAACTGTGCACTCTGAACAGCAGCAGCGTTCTCTGTGTACATGGCCAGGTTTTGTACTGTTAAGTCTAACAACTCATCCTCTAGATAGAGTTCAAGTTCACAGTCTTGGTTAAATGATGGTTGGCCATCTAGCATGACATATCCTTCTGCATTTATATACACTGGATATCTCATATAAGACATATATATCTTACTAGGAGTGAACGTACCATCTGTAAAGATGGATATTTCATCTGTCGAAAGGAAGTTGAAAGTCTCTTGGTATTCAAAGCTTGGTTTGTAATGGTCGTTATTCAGAATGAACTGAAGGTCACCATGTTTAGCCAAGTCTCTGTTTATCCAGATCTTTCTATCCTTACACACCCCTTTGTCAGCAAGTATATAACTATCAATGTAGAACATATACTTAGGAACAAGCAGGTGCAGATTAGCAAACCATTGATTTAGTTCTTTGTTCTTGAGAGTGAGATCAAGAGGTTGATGGTTGTATGTTACGACCAAGCTTTGAAGGTCCTCATAACGCTTCTTAAAAGCATCAAGTCCCATTCCGCTCACTACACTAAAACCATCAACCTTTTGTTTTATCAGCTTTATCTGAGCCTCATTAAGTGCTAAGATCTTATCTTCTAAGTTTATTTGCTGGTGAATATTGGTTGACAGTTTATTTAGTTTTTGGTCGATCTTGTATAATAAACTGTCTACTGGTATCATACTGCAGCTAATTTCTTAGTTTTCAGCTTTCCTTCGAGTGTTAACAGGAGATCCTGATTATCATCATCAGAAAGCATCTTAATCAAATCATCTTCGTCCTTAGCTACTTCAAACTCACCTTCATATATTTTACCGTTAGGTTTAGATCTATATATGGAATGGGTGATGGCTTGCTTCACTAAGTCTTTAATATGGAGTAAGTTATCCTTCATGTCTGCGAAGCGTGTGAACACTTCAACAGGATTGAGTCCTTGATACTTACCGTTTTTAAACTCGGTTTGTTTGAGGACATTGTCTACAAGGTTGTAAACTGCTTCCTCTTTAGTATCATCAGTCACAGGTAGTCCCAACAAACGTGCCACTTTTCTTTTTCTTTCAGGAGTCATTCCGTCAAACTTAACAATAGCCTTGTTAATCATTTGCTTCTTCTTGAACAGAACAGCATTCTCGATTTCATCATCAGCTACATAGAACTGAGTTTCAGCTGGATATTCACCACGCTCCCAAGCTTGATAAGAGCTTGCAATTG